CGTGTGCAGGTCGGTGCCGCGTCCGAACTTCCGCGGCTCCTGCTTGGCGTACAGAGGCAGGCCCAGCGTGTTCGCCGTCTCATTGAAGTCCGCCGGAGCGAAGAACGTCCGGAACGTGTTCGCCGTGCCCAACGGGAAGAAGTGCGCCTCGTCGTCGGCGATGAACTTCCGCACGTTGCCGGAAGCGTCGGTCGCCTGGCCGCGGTACTCCTCGAACGTCACGCCGCCGAAGGTGAAGCCGGTGCGGTAGTCGTTGCCGAGTTGCTGGTTGCGCTGATAGTACTGGAAGGCCTCTTTCACCTTCGCGTGCGTGGTGAAGGCGTCGTAAAAGCCCTGCGAGCACAGGCACAGGATGCCGGTCATGAACTCGCCCTTGAGGTTGTCCTCGATGTGGCGCTTCACTTCGAGCACCTTGAGCAGCACTTCGGTGCCGGCCGTGCCCAGCGCGAAGGCCACGGTCTTGGCCGTGATGCCGAACTCGCTGTACAGGTCGTAGAGCGTCGAGCCGTCCGCGTCGAGGATCACGCCCTTCAGCGCTCCCATGCGCAGGTACTCGAGCGTGATGGCGTGCTTGTTGCGCATGTTCTGCAGCTTCAGTGCCAGCAGATTCGCGAGGGCATCGGTCTCCGTCTCGGAGCCGAACGCCCGGATGCCCTGGACCTCTTCGGGCAGCACGGCGTCGTCGTGCGGGATGTGCGGGATCACGAACGAGCGCACTTTGCGCTTGCCGGTGGAACCGAGAGTGCCAGGCGCGCCGACGGGTTGCGTGGGGAGCAGGTTCAGCACCCCGCTCATCTCTTCGATGATGATGGTGCGGGTTCGCACGCCCTGCGGCGTCATCAGGTTCAACTGCTCCAGGCGCCCGTAGGTGTTCGGGACCTTGTTGATGGCGGCGGTGAGCGCCGTCATGTTGAAGGCGTCTGTCGAAAAGGGGTTCAGCATCATGGGTTAGGCTCCTTCCCGGACGAGAATGCCCAGGGTCTTCAGTTGGCCGATGGCCGTGGTCTTCTGGGGCGTGGTGATGCCGCCCGGCCAGACCAGCTTCTTGTCCGAGCAGATCGCGTGGCGCGCGATGATGACCCCGCTCTTGTCCGCCGAGGAAGCGTCCACCGGCAGTAGCAGCACGCCGGCGGCATTCTGCGAACCGTCGCTGGCGGCCGGCGCGAGCTGCGTCACCTTCCCGCTGGCCGTGATGATGCCGACCACCGTGCCGGTGGTCAGGTTCTGGCCGGACACGACCACAATTTCGTCGCGGCTGTAAAGGCTCTCGTCTTCGTACTTGAGCCAGTCGCCGAGATAGTTCTGTTCCGATTGAACGGGCATGTTAGTTGACTCCTTTCCCGGCGAGGCGTTCGACAGCCTTCAGGACCGGATTGTTCTCGGGATTCGCCTTCACGCTGGTCCCGGTGTCGGGCATGACGTGAGAGCGAATCTCGTCCTGATCGCGTTCGGCCCGCAGGGCGAGCAGTTCCTTGCGGACGTCGGCCACAGCGAGGCGGCGTTCGATGAAGCCGGCGGCGAGAGCGGGCCGCCCGGCGATGGCGCACAGCACGACGATCTCAGCCGCTTCGGCGTAGCCCTGCTCGCGGGCGTTGGCCTCGATGGCGGCAAGATCGGGAACGGGCGGACTGGTAGCCGCCTGGGTAGTTTCGGACACGGTGGTTTCTCCTTTGCTGAAGTTGGGTATTGACAACGACTCGGTCATGGAGGCGAGGGCCTCGCGGAACGTGCCAATGCGGTCGGCAAAGCCGCGGCTGACGCTGTCCTCGCCGTAGAGGATTCCTGCCTCGGTGCCGCGAACGGCCGAGGTGTTTACACTTCGGCGGCGCGCAACGGCATCCACGAACATTCCGTAGAGCCGGTCGACTTCGGTGACGAGCACATCGCGGGCGCCTTCCGAAAGGGGTTCGTGCGGATTAAAATCGTTCTTGCGGTCGCCGGCAAAGACGGTGGTGTAGCGCAGACCGTTCGCGGCGTCCCAGCCGCTCTGGTCCAAGTGCATGGCGATAATACCCACCGACCCGACGCCGCCCGTGCGCGTCACCCAGATGCGGTCTGTCGCGGATGCCAGCAGGTACCCGGCACTGAGGGCCCAGTCGTCCACCGACGCCCAAACAGGCTTGATGCGCGCAGCCTCTTCGATGAGGCTGGCCACGTCCCAGGCGCCATTGGCCTCGCCTCCGTAGCTGTCGAAGCGCAGGAGGATGCCCTTGACGAGCGGGTCCGTGGCGGCGTCGAGGATCTCGCTGCCCAGTTGCTCATACGAAGTGAGGCCGGACTGCGCGTCCATGCCGGAGGCACGGTTCACCAGGCTGCCGGCGACTTCGATCACGGCCACGCCAGCATCCGTGACAGCGTAAGGCTTCCGGGACCGCTGCTCTGCCAACAGCGCGGCTTCCACTGCCGGCGGATCGACGCCCAGACGCGGCGCGAGCACGGCCAGGATCGCCGCCAGTTTCTTCGAGTCGATCATCAACGGCGTGTTGAACACGCGCGAGGCGATGTGCGTGAGATTGTTCATTGCGTTTCCGTTGCTGGGGCCGGCTCGATTGCCCTTTGCCCGTTGGCGGTCGTCCGGCGCGGATCAGAGTCGAACGTCAGCCCGAGAGAATCAGAGCGAGCGTTGTCGGCGGCGACTTGCCGGTCGACGTCTTCCTCGTCGTAGCCCATCTCGTTGATGACAGCGCTGCGCGGCTTGAAGCCCGCGCGCACGGCGGCAATCTCAGCGTTCATGTCCTTCAAGGGATCGACCCAGTCCCAGGACGGCGGCCGCCATTCAACGTCGAGGTAAGCATCCCGATTGCGGGCGTAGTCGCGAGCGTCGATCACGCCGGCTACCGCCGCTGCCTCGATCCAGGCCTGCCACGCCGGCCGGCAGAACTGAAACACCATCACCTGGTGCTGGAACTGCTCGCAACGCCGCCGGAATTCGAGCAGGCCCGCGCGGATCGACGAGTAGTTCACGCGCTCCAGGTCCCCGGTGAGTTGCTCGTAGGTGATGCCGAGGCCCGCAGCCACCGCACGGAGTTGGACCCGCATGAACTCCGTGTACATGCCGCCCACATCGCCCGGCTCGGTGAACTTTACATCCTCCCCGGGCAACAGCTTCACCATCGAACCCGGCTCGATGCCGGCCAGCGGCACGCCACTCGCATCCATTTCGCCCTCGCCCGGCTTGCTCCCGATGACCGGATCCTCGGGATTGTTCTCAGTGATGAACGCCGCAAACATCGCCGCCAGCTTCTTACGGACCAGTTCGGCGTCGTCGTACTGGTCGAGCTCGTGGAGCTTCACTAGCACTTGCGCGAGCCAAGGCTGCCCACGATGCTGCCCGGGCCGTAGCGGCTTGTAGATGTGCAGGACCGAGTCCGCCGGCACGCGGATGGTCTCGCCTGCATTGGCGAACATCAGACGCTCGCCCGGATGCTCGCGGTACAGGTGGTAGGCGACGCGGCGGCCGATCTTGTCGAACTCGATCCCGGCGCGGATGATGTTCCCGTTGGGCAGGTTCTCGTTCTTCGTAGTCGGCAGATGCTCCGCCTCGAGCAACTGCAACTGAAGCGGAACGCTCAAACCGTCCTCTGGCAGCCTCGGCCGGATACGCACCAGGCACTCGCCGCCTTCGATCGTGGAACGGCAGATCAGGGCCTGGAGCCCGTAGAAATCGGTGAGCTCGGCGGCGTCCGCCTCGTCCGTCCAGCGCAGCCAGAGTTCCTGAAGCGCTCGCTTCACCGCTGGGTCCGGGTGCTTCGCCTGCGGCTTGATGCCCGTGCCGACCGCGTTTCCCACGAAACTCTCGGCCGCATTGCAGGCCCAGGCGTTTCGGCGCACCATGTCGCGCGAGCGTGAGCGCAGGGCATCGCCGCCGCCCGTGACGAGGGCGTTGATGCCTTCCGTTGAAGGGTTCCACCCTTGGGTGCGGCGCGTCGCGGCGGCGGCTTCGTACCCTGCGGCCGCACCCAACACGGGCGCGAACGCGGCCCGCATCAGATTCCGCCAGTAGCCCATGTTCAGAAGCCCTTGCTGGTGTACGTCCGGATGACACGCGCCGGCGTAGGTGCCGCTGAATCTGCGGCCTTCATCTTTGCGATCTCCGCATCTACCTGTTGCAGTGCCGTGCGGATTTGTTCCGGGCTGCGGTGACGCATGGACCGGTCGCCGAAGGTAACCGAATCCGGCGCGCTCAACGCCGCGAGCAGAGCCTCCCGCTGCGCTTCGAGTTCCTGGAGGGTCATCGCTTCATCCAGTTCGATCCGACCGTGACGCGGCGCGTCTGGCGTGTTGGAGGCACAGCCGTCATTTCCTGTGTCGCAGCCGTAGCGGGCAGCAGGGCCTCGAGTTCGCGCCAGTGCTTTTCCGCAAAACGGTCGATGCCATAAATGGAGGCTGCCGCCCGCGCATAGACCCGGCAGTCGAGAGCTTCATTGCGCTGGTTCGGCCCCACGACCCAGTGGCCTTTGACAAGGTTCTCTGCTGTCAACTGCCGGAAGTACTCTTCCTCGTAGCGCGGGAAGTGGCAGTAACCCACTGGGTACGGCTCGCCGCTCTCTTCCGTCGGCGGCGCCAATCGCAGCCGGCTGTAGAGCTCCGACTTCGCCACCGGCGTGCCGAGCGTCCACAACCGCGTGCCGCGCCGTTTGCTCGCATCCACCGGCGAAGCGCCCAGAATCAGGCGGTCCGTCCGCGCGGTTCCTTTCACCGCCACGGCTGTTTTCGGACTCGCTGCTCGCGCACCGGCAGGACCCCAGGAGGCCTGCGGATGCCCGCGCACCCAGTCGTACGTAATGCGCGGGTTGAACCCGGAGTCGACGCACAGCACCCGGATCGGCAGCCGCATGCCGCTGGCGTGCGGAAACTCTTCGTCCAGAACAGCGTCCAGTTGCCGCCAGACATCCGCCCGCGCCGTGTCGCCTACGAGCACGCGGTAATCAACGGACCAAGATTCCTTGCCACGCCCCCAGGCCACCACTTCAACTTCAATGCGGTCCCGTTGGACGTCCGCGCCGGCGGTGAGGAACAGGCCGCCGCGCGGGACGGTACCGATCGGGTAATCCTCGCGCCGGTCGTACAGCGGCTGCCAATCGGGCGCGTCACCGCGTTCCTGCCACGATTCGCCGAGCACGAGGTTGACGAACGACTTCAGCCGCTCGACATCGTTCTGCGCCTTTTCCCAGTCATCGGCGGCGCGCTCCCACGAGTACCAACCGACCGGGCTGTAGAGGCTCGACAGATGATAGCCGCGCGTCCGGCCGTCGCCTTCCGCAGTCTTGTCTCATGCAAGATGAGCCTGAAGGCGGGCATGGATTCTCACACAAGATGAGCCTGAAGGGGTTGGGAGGCGAGATGATGGGCATTGATC